GGCGGCGGCTTCAAAGTAGCAAAAATTTTCTTAAATAAATTAATTGTTGCTTGTTTCATCTGTCGTTTCACCAAAAGCTGTGTTAAAATCCGCAAGTTCATTCAAGGCTTCATCAATACCGTTTTTAAGAATAGTAAAAACTTCTGCCTTTTTGCTCTTTTTGCTTAAAATCGGGGCCAGCTTTGACGGTATAGCCATAAGCCGCGCCTTAAAATTTGTCAGCATACTTTCCATAACCCTTTCTATATCTTCGGAATAATGTAGCCGGTTTTCTTTTATCAGCAAATCAAATTCTTCATTTTTGCGCTTAACTCTAACCAACTTGGCCCTTTCTGTCTGATAATCAATACGTTCTTCGCTTTCCGGGTTACGCTGGCGCAAATAATTTATATATCTATGGTTTGTTGTTATAAGGTCATACAATCCGGGGCTGTATTCTTCGATAACTTTTTCGTCGCGCAGCTGCCGTACCCGACGTTCGCTCAAGTCCAAAAACCGGGCAATGGCTTTAGCATTATACAGCTTCAAATTTTTACCCCCTTTTTTATTCCTCCCCCCTTGCAAAACGCCCTAAAAAAAATCGGAAGTGTAAAAAAATTTTTAATACCAAGCCACACGCCGGGCCTCGGACGCACCCGCAGGCTTTTTCTGGCCCGAAAGAACCTATGCCAAACGCCGTCGCTTATTGCAACAGCCCGTCGTCTATGTCCGTATTATCGTCAATCTCGCCAGTATCCGGGTCAATCTCAAATTCGCCAGATATTTTTTGCTTTGCCAGTCTGTATTTACGTTCCTCAAGTTCAAGACGGCGGCTATCCAGTTCATAAGATTTTATACTGTCCAGCAGCTTAATAATTCGCCCGTGTATTTTGGTTCTTTCTGATTCCAGCTTCATTGCACGGTCAAAAGGACTGGCCTTGACAACGGTTTGCATTGCTATTTTTAAGGTGCTGTCCTGCTGCGCTATTTTCAACGCATTATTCTCACCGTCATTATCTGCCTTGCGTGGCACAAGCATTTCAACCACTTTGTCAATATGCAAAGTACCAGCGGCTTCGTTCTCCAACACTCTTATACGTTTTTTTAAATCCTCTTCCTTGGCTATAAGCAACTGCAATTCACGCAACAAATTTTCTGATGTGTCCAACGTAATGGATTCAATATAAGCGCGTTCCTCCTGCGCAAGGTCGGCAAGATGTATACTACTATATGCGCCGTGCGTTTCAGCATTTTTGTTGCCATAAGGCGCGCCGCCACCCACGGCATTTTTATTGCCGGGCTGACCGCCGCGTTTACGACGCTGTTTGGCAAGGGCCTCTTTCCAATTATCTTCGCTTTTCCATTTTCTTACCCGGCTTTCTGAAACCCCAGCTTCTGCCGCCAGCTGCTTTGTTGTTATTGTGCCAAAACTGGCAAGCCATTTTTTCTTTGCTTCATCACGATTCGGATTCCTTTTGCGTGCCAAACCATTACACCGTCTTTCGTTTATTTTTTCATCTGCCGCCAGCCAGTCATTTCAGAAACATAAAAAATGATAATGAACCAGCAAACAAATCAAAGTTCATTATCATTTTTTAGATTACGAAAAAAACACTTTTTTTACTTCTGCCAACTTCTGACTATAACAATTATAGCATATAAATCGGGCAATGGTGGGCAATCTTTTATTTTGGAAAAGAATATTTAGCAATCACATCATTAGTAGCGAAACGCAGGCTTAATTTATCAAGTGCGTAATCGCGAATATTTTTGCATTGTCTTTCGCTGTAATGAATTTGCGCGGCTATATGTACCCATTGCCGCCCCTCAATATAAAACAGCAAAACAACAGTTCTTTGCACATATGGCAAGCCGTTTAATTCCTTGCGTATCGCCATTTTAACCTGGCATAAAGCCTTTTGTTCTTGCTGCAATATTTCCATTTCTTTAGCCGCCCATTCTGGCACATTCAAAACTGCATTTTCAGTTGGACTAGACGTTTGCCCTTTGGCTTTTGGCATACCGTCATAATTTATGCTACCAATAACAGAATAATATCGCGCTTCCAATTCTGCAATGGCTCGTTTCTTTAGCACAATTTCATCATCAATGTTTTTATAAAAATCTAATATTGATATAACTGCTTGTTTGTCCATATTGCCCACTAACCCCTTTCTTGATTTTGTAACCGCTACGGCGGAACGTAACGTCTGTTTGTAAATGCCACTATTCGCACTTTGCTGTGTTTGGCATTGCTAAAGAAAACATTCCTAATCGGTGCTGGGCGTGGCCGCTCTGCTTGCAAACAAGCCACCGCTAATGCTTGAAAACTTTCTCGCAGAACGTCAGCCGCCAAAATCAAGGCTTGGTAAACATCATCACAGCAAAAGCCATTCATTAAGATTTCAGCAGCCTTTATAACCTCCGAACCATATATTTCTAATTTCTGACTTGATACACAATTATTCACTGTTTCCACCCCTCTTGCAGCCTGTAAAAATCGAGTGCTTGAATAATTAATGTAACAGCCCCATTGTCAATGATTTTGTTTGCAGACAAATCAAACAAGATTTTTTTTATCACGTCAATTTGCTGCGATACACTGATTTTGTCCCCTGTCACCATTTCCGGGATTGACTTGATTGCTACTGACGATATAGGTTGTGAAAGTATCGCTTGCTTTTCTGCTGGCGGCTTTTTTTCTGCCGCCAGCTTTGGTGTAACAATTTTTTCTTTAGGCATTTCGTTCAGCATAGCAACAACTTCCGGCGGTGTTTTTATTGTCGGCGCTGATTGTTTTTTCTGCCGTGCTGCGTCAACAGAAAAGCCTTTACCGCCCAAACACTCACTTAACGCCTGCCGCTGCTCCGCCTCCGACAACCCGGATAATTCATAGGCCGCCGAAACGCCCAGCCGATTTTCTTTCATTTCCTGCTGAAACTCTGGTATAAGGTGCTTGGCTATTGCGTCCAACCTGCCTATTGCTGTCTGTGATGTATTCAGGGCTTCCGCCAGCTTGCTTCTTATGCCTTTTTCCTGATTGCGTTCTAAAATTGCTCGCAAACGCCGTACTTCCTCCATTTTCTCCCAATCCGTCTTTTCGCGCTGCGAATTTGTAAGAATCAAAAGCAATTCTTCACGGTCAGCCTGCTTTTGCACTTCTTCTTCGCTTTTTTCAACCTTGCAGGGAAAAAACTCATATTCTAGCTTGCCCTCCTGCACAAGTTCCATAAGCGCCAAACGTCGACGGTGACCGGCTATCGCTTTGTATTTTCCGTTGCCCAAAGGCACGACAACCCCGTTTTGTTTAATGCCGCCAGCTAATTCAATAGCCGTTTTAAGTTCCTGTATTTGCTCAACAGAATAAAAATTGTCCTGCGACGGCTCTATATCAAAAATGCTTATCGGCACAATTTCAAAGCTACTTTTCGGACTGTTGGCGGCTGCTGGCGGCTGATTATTCAGTAAGGACGCAAGATTAAATTTGCCCACGTTCAACCCTCCTTTTTGTCCGAATTGGACAAAACATCAATCCTGCTTAACAGTTCATCAGCAAATTTCAGATAATCCAGCGTCGCACCACACCGACGGGAATAAACCATAATCGGCGTTGACGCAAAGGTGCTTTCATCAACCTTTTCGGTTCGACGGATATGTGTATCAAACAGCGGATAGTCCGCTTGGGTTCTTAACCATTCTTCGCCCTGCTGGTTTACCTCGTTGTTTTGATAACAGGTTACAAAACAGCCCAGCAAACATAAATCCGGGTTTATTTCCTCTCTGGTATTATCAAGCTGTTCTTTTAATTCTTTCAAGCCGTCAAAAGCAAAATTATCAACTTTTATCGGAATCAGCACATAATCAGAAGCCGCCAGCGCATTTATAACGCTTATATTAATATCTGGGGCGTTATCTATAATGCAATAATCATATTGCCCGAATATAGTCTGCAAGGCCTTTTTTAGGCGTGTTTCTCGCTGCCGCGCCGTATCAAGCATTATTTGTAAATTAGCCTGCAAAAGCGTCATATTGGCAGGTAGCAGGTCAAGCCCTGCAAACTGTGTCGGTCTGATAATATCCACAAGCCGGGCGCTGCGGTTAGTCAAAACGTCTGTAATGCTCATATCGTCATAACTATGTAAACCAAACAGCTTTGACGCATTGCCTTGTTTGTCGTTATCCACCAACAGGACTTTTTTGTGGTGAACTGTTGCCAAAATATGCGCAGTATTTGCGGCTGAAATTGTCTTTGCCACGCCGCCTTTCAAATTAATAATAGATATAGTTTTCATTGCTGCTTTTCCTTTCCCTTTGATTAAACCAAGACTATCATACTGTCTACGGTATTTGCAGGCTGTTTTATTAAAATAACAAAACGGCCGCTGTTATCCAGTTCAAACAAAAAATCAATTCGCCCAGCTTTTATATAATGCACACAGGCTATATCGGTTATGGTTCTTTGTGCTCCTGTTACTGCGTCCCTTATCTTATCGCCTATTTCAAAAGGGCAGGTTGCATTAAAGGCCATCATTTTCATTTTCTTTTACCTCCAATTTTTTATTATTGCGCTTTCTAGGCTGTTTGGCCGGCTTGACCGGCTCGGCAGGCTCTTGCTTTTTCTCTGCTGGCGGCTCGCCGAAAAAAGCAGCTTGCGGGTTTTTTTCCGCCGACGCGCCGGATTCTGCCGCCTGTTCCTGCATAATTTCCAGTCGTTCCATTGCGGCCACTGCACAATAAAACCCAGACGCCCCCATAGCAGATAAGGCCGCCGGTGCATTAATATAAACATTATCATTACGATTTAACCATTCTTCCAAATAGTCTATCGTATAAATGTCATCATTCAATCTAGCCACAATATCTATTTGCCTTTCGGTCAACTTGATTTTTCCCACTTAAAGCACCTCCCTTGCATAAACCTTGATTTTCTCTACAAAACCAACCTCTCTTCTTTCAACTGCCAAATCAAAACCGGCCTGAATCAAAGCTTGTTTTGCTGTTTTAGCAGCCAATCCGTTTTCAAATTCCATTTTGCCAACCAGCTTATAGCACACACCGTTGCTTCTTTCAAATCCAGCCATATTTAACACCCCCTTTCCAAGCGCTCTGCAATACCAATAATACCGCCAATAGCCTTTTGAAGATTTTTGTCCGTATCTTCAGTTAAGCCAATAATTGACGCTATATCCTGCAAATTTTCTTCTACGTCGACTATTTCCATATCTCTCCGGGCCGTGGCGCCGCTGGAGACATGTCCGCCTTTGGTACGGCCCAGACCAAACTGTGTGTGGAGTACGACGCCACAAAACACACATTTCAATCTATCACCCCTCATAAAGGCAAAGCTATCAAAACACACACCAAAAAACATACCAACCATAACAGCAACAATATAAGCAAGGCCATTTCTAAATAACCGCCAGCCAGAAGCAAACATTTTGCAATTTGCAACAGACACCGCTTTATTCGCCCGGCTTTTGGAGATATGTTTTTATTGGCAAGGTCATAGCTAACAGCTTTTATTTGTCGCTGAACTCTTGAATAAAACCCTTGACGCAAAGTAAATAATACCCAATAAATCAAAAGCAAACTTCCTGCACCGTTCATCATTCATCATCACCACAACTTTCATTTAACACATTTACAATTCCCCTAAATATGCGTTCAACACAGGGAATTGCTAAACTGTTCCCCAGCGCAACATAACGGGGCGTATCTTTTATTTCTTCTCATGTATCAGCATACTTTGTCCAATCATCGGGATAGCCCTGCAATCTTTCACATTCAAGAGGCGTAAGCCTACGCAGAACATAGTACGTTAACAGACTAATAGTTTTATTATTATCACCTGTTGCACTAAGGTTTTCAGGCTTC